TTTTATTTTTTTAATATTAAATTTAATAGAATGAACCAATGTACTAACAGTAGACATCTCAGATGTAGGCCATATCTTATATGTTTCATTCACTTCCGTTTCCAAAGCCATTGCTTTCTTCAATAGACTTTCTACAATCTTTAATTTTTTAGTATCATTAAATTCAGGTTCTTTTTTAACGGATACTTCTTTCTTTTTTGTTTTTGGTTTGTCATCTTCCGACATCCAATTTGCTGTTCCACTTATTATACTCATAGATTAAATTTTAATATCTTGTCTTTCAATAATTGTTGACATATGGTCTGCCCAATGCATGATAAATTGTAATGAATATTTTAATTGATTTTTAATATCATGTCCTTTTAGATACTTTTGATTATCTTCATCGTACATACCATCTGTAAGTTTAATTGCAAAATACTCTTTCTCATTGTATTGAATACCATAGTGGTTTAGTGTGTAGAATGTTCTATCCGTAAGAGTCATATAGGATATGTTTTCATTTCTCTTAAAAACGTGTCCACGTTTGATTTCCCAATCATTTTCATTTGGAAGATAGTGCATATTTTTTGCAACACCTAATTTACCTAAGTCGTGGTGTAGACAACTGAATACTAATTCAGCATCTGTGAAATCAATGATTCCGCCTGATTCTTCAAACATTTTTTTCATCCTCAAAGCATTCTTAGTGACATTGAATATATGGTCAATATATCCACCTATATAAGCATTGTGATAAAAAATTGAACCTGAAGCGGGTGATAATGTTAGGTTGATTCCTAATTCTTCTTCGGAATACAAATGGAGTAATTTTTCCAATCTTTCCCCTGTGAAGTACTTTTTGATAAGCAAAATAAACTTATCATAATTTTGGTTTAATTCTGTTTCTGTTTTAACTTTCATATTTTAAGGTTTGTTATACCCTAATATACAAAAAATATCCCAAATTACCAAATCTGATTATTTACGGGTCAAATCCTTTTTAGTGAGAATTTTATAGAGTAATTCAACTTCTTCCTCCGAAGTCAACTCTGGCAGGTCTTCATCAAATAAACGCATTGTGAACAGTGAATGTCCTGTATCGCTATCAACGAACTCATCGGACTCGGATGAGAATATCGCCGGTATTTCTTCTATATTCTTTAATTCGTTTTCATCAATGTCTATAAGTGGTATGATATAATAATGGTATTTATCATCTTCTTCATCAACATCAATACGATGTGCTTTCCATTTATCAAAGCTTGCATCGGTTATTCCTGTTTGTGGTATTATTATCATAACTTTATTTTACTCCGTCTACAATATTCCATTTACCCAAATCACAAGCGCCCTTCTTTGGTGAGTGTGCTTTGGCTTCCAATGGACACCCACACTCACCACACAACACCCAAAACCCGGTCAATGAATTTGTTTCTTTACGAGAAGGGCATCCGGCACATATTGCCAATCGCTTCTCTGCTAATTCGGTTTCTGCCGGTGTTGGATTCCACTTACTACGCCATGCTCTTACTATTTCTTCAAATTTTGTCATATCTTAATCTTTCCTTTAATATCCAATACCTTCTGACAAGATTCATACATTTCTCTCTTAATAAACTCAGCATATATCCAATCTAAAAAAGCACCATATTCTTCTCTCACTACACATACATAAGCCGGCATGAACCTGAACTTGCATAGAGCCAATTCCTTTGCTCTCTTGTTAGTTTTGAAGTTATCTATTATATCTAACATTTGCCACAAATCCTTATCGCTTAGGGGCATTCTACTAATCCATTCGGACCAATCCAATCTAACCCATGCTGATTCAATCTTTTTAAGTACTGTGGTATTCATTTGTTTCTAATATACAAATAATTATTGGAATTACAAAATAAAAAAGGGAAGATTTAACTTCCCCCATTATTTTATAATCTATCTATCAATTTACCAGGCATAAAATTAAAAGTCAATCCGTAAACAAAATTTCCGCCACCGCTTTCATAAAAAAATAAACCTTTACCGATTCTACTGTCCAATACCGATTGTATTTCACTTACTACCTTATTGGCACCCAATTTAACCATTAATAGTACATCTTCTTTCCTATCCGGTTCAAAAAATATTCCGTCTCTTGTTTCTCTAACGGCAAATGTTATTCCTGCTATTTTTTTCTTTTTCATATTAATCTTTTCAATAAATATAATGAAATATAGTATTTAACCCTTTGCCAATTTATCTAAAATACGAGCATTGAGAATTAATTTAGGTTTAGAGCTCTTTGTACCTAATCTTATAACTTCGTTTTCACCATAACCAAATTTATTTGTGTATTTGCTTGAGAAATAAAAATCTTTATCAACCGGCATAGCCAGTATGGCCCTTCCTCCACCAAATCCAAATGCTACCTTTGAGTCTGTAGTCCAACTTTGGGCCGGACGATGTGGTGTGTATGTAAATTGTTTGGTAGTAGGCCCGCTGTATGTAAACCAGTTACCATATGGTCTGCCTGTTTTCTTTAATCCCTTATCCATTACGGGTTTCCAATCATCACGTTTTGTAGTTTTTATCCAACTTTGTATTTTTGGACTTAGATTCTCTAAACCTCTAAATACCGGCTTTCCAACGGCAACATCAGGCTTAAATACTTCTGGCATTTTTCTCTTACCTAAATCAAAAAGTTTACGCATCTTAGCTAACTTTACCGCTTCGGTTGATTTGGCTGCACCTACCCACTTAGATATAGTATCGTAAAAATGGATTTCTTTCTTACCATTCTTTATTACCGAACTAACATCTGCCGGTGACTCTTTTGCTTTATATATTGGTTCTACATCGCCAGCACGTATGGCTTTATCCCGTTCGGCCTTACTCTTATAGGTAACAACTTTATCCTTCTTAGTATCGTAAGCCGTTATCCCACCGGTCCTTTTCGTAGTAGGTTTTCCAAACACCATTGTACCCTTTGCTTTCTTTTTAGTTCCTACACCACTCTTATTAACAATAGAGTGTGTACCTGCTTTAAGAGCAGCATTCATAGAATCCTTAGTTCCAAATTGTACTTTGCGGCCTGTTGATTTACTTATTGCAATGTATTTCATACGGATATAAATATAACGAAATGGGGGAAGGGGTTGGGGTTGTATTAAAAAAAATTTCTTGGGAGTCGCCTACGGAGAGAATTTTCAGTTTGATAGATTCCGCTATATGTTTGGATTAGTATTATTCAATTCCTTAATCTGCTGACCCAATGCCCAAAGTTCAGTACGGCGTGCAGTATTAAGGGATACATATTCAGTAATGGTTTTGCCAGTACCATAGTATTCGCCAAGCCTAAGCATCATTCCATTTACAGCAGTAGGTGTTTGCCCAACAATTATAATCGGTACTACGATACGCCCTTTATTGCACATAGTAGGTGTCCATTTTATAGTAGCTACGTTTATAGCATTCATTATGAGTGACATCTCAGCAGCCGTCCATCCATATGCTTCCCAACGTGCTCTAAGGGCCTCATTTTGGGTCCCAGATGTAGTTACCGTAGCACCGGTCGTTACAACCGTACCGGAAGGTGTGGTACTTCCATTTGATGTACCCGTTTCGGTTGTTGGTGTAGCACTACCACTTGTTTGAGTACTGAGAATGGTTGATGTAGTAAGTGTGTAGTTTGCCGTTTCGGGTCGTGTTACCTCCTCCTCCGTTGTATCTGATGTAGCCCTCTGAACTATGTGAACGCTAGTAACTACGTCCGCAGGGTTTGCTACCCCAGTATAGTATATTCCCTTTATGATATTAAAATCCTTACGTAGAACCTTTAATCGTTCATTCACCCCCGTTAGAAACTTTGCCAACTTTGTTTTGTCAAGTTTACCTTCTTCTTGCTCCGTAGAAAGTGTTAGTTTCTCAATGGAGTAATCTGCCGTAAGTGCCAACTTATAAACATCAAACCCGTCCATTGGTCTCTCCAACGCCTCATTGATTGTATAGTTGATTTGGTCTACGATGCCGACGGGTAATCCTGCTATTGAGTTTTCCGATTCATATATATAATCCACCGATTTCACTCCAGCAAAACTATTCACTATATCTCGTCTACTACCTGATGCCTCTAAGTTGGATATATTCACCTCTACTATTGGTATTGTTTTACCCATAGGTGCGTTTAAGATACGGCCGTTCTCTGCGACATCATAGTGTGGGTTACGGGACTCGTTGATAACTGCTAGGGTTTCCGGTGAAATAAGATAATGTTCACCTGCCTTCACTACGATACCATTTGCTTTTAGAACGGGTTTTAACTCCGGTCTTCTACCTTTGGGTAGTTGTATAGGATTAATTTCTTTTGCTTCTCCTTTACCCTCTGGCTTTGCTGATATGCCCCAATTAGTATCCATTACTGAATATCTTTCCGGATGGGTTTGTATAGGTCTTGTCACAACCGTTCCATCATAAACTGGTATAGGTAACTCCGTTGCTGTTGGTGTAGGTGGAGTTACGGGTGTTGTAACCGGCGGTGGTGTAACTACCGGCGTTGTTGTGGTTTGTACATCTGGCTGAATAGGAACATTACTAACGGGTGCCTTCTTTGGTTGTACTTCTTTTGGTGTGTATGTAGGAGCGTTTGTTATTGGTGTAGGGTTTACTACACGCGTTCCACCAATACCACTATCAGTTTGATTTGCCGTTGCTACTTGCGTTGCGAACTGATTTAATCCACTTGCTCCAACGTATGCTTCAGGGTTATAACCTCCATTATCCATTGGTGGAGATGGTACGTTTCCTATATTATTTGTGGTTGCTGCCATTTAGTAATCAATTTCTTTCCAAGCTCTTTTATAGATTGTTAAATCTTTTGCTTTGGGGTGTCTATTCTTATTATGTATATATAGTTTCTTTTGTAAATCCTTATATTTGTTTCCATCAATTGCTTTACATATAATCATATTGATGTCAACTTCATCTGATACCTTTTTATAGGTAACAGGTGTGTGTTCACTCTTTTTTTCTTCTACTGATGTATAACCTATTACATTTGCTACTGCTACTACAGTACCAAATACTTCCGATGTTTTCTCGTACACTTCTTGTCTTAACATAGTATTAGGTTTTAATTTGTACACTAATAAATATCTAGCTCTTTTATATTCGGTTCATTCCGAATTGGTGTGTCAACATCTATATCAAAAAAGCGCTCTATAGGGAAAAAACTTGACCGGGATATTCGCAACGGTCCGACCTTCGTTTACGCGTTCACGTTATCGAGGTTTACATGAAATCGATCCTATGCGCAGGGTTACACCTACCCTACACCGTTAGTTCGTTTACCCCAGTCCGTTAGCGTTACAGTATGGGCATGAGAAATCCCCTACCGTTTCCGGCAGGGGTTCATCTCTATATGGGAGAGCTACTATGCTATGGTGTTATCGTTAGTTACATACATAATCGGTTTACTGGTTCAATGTTAAATCGAGTGCTATCCCACTCTTGCATTGCTTGGCGTGCATTATATATTAGGGATTGATCCGTATAGCTACTACTTACGTTTAGTGCTTGTAGCCATTCCCTATATAGTGGGTCTGATAGAGTCTGCTGTCTTTCCCTTTCTATTTGTTCTAGTCTTTCTACTGATATGTTATTGTACATCTTAGCTGTTTTTATTTTTATTAATGTCCGACTGGCATAGGTGGCCATTGATTACTCCATCCGTCTGGTACTGTCTGCTGGAACTTTTCATATTCTTGCAGCACTTTGATGGAGTCACGGATTTCACTTATCTTTTCGTTGGCGTTATACTTAGGTATTCCATCCTTCATACCTTTAATCTTTTTGGCTAGGACCGATTCGGAATGTCTTAAAATACTGATTGCTTCTTGCATATGTTATTTGTTTACGGGTTTAGTAATTGATTGCTTTGGCGGAAATGATTCTTCTATTCCACACTTAATACCCCAGCCGAAGCCGACTACGGCGACGATTATCATTACTATCATTATAATTGATGTTATTACGGGTTCACTACGTTCTGCGCTGTTTGCCATATGTTATTTATTTTTTTGGTTTATTAATTGTTTGTCTGATTTCTTGCCATACTATCGGCGCCCATTTCACTTCGGCGTATCTGGCTGCACGTTCATATGGATTGCGGCTGTATGTACCGGGGTACTTATAATACTTTGTGAGTATTGGTTGATTCTGGTGTGTCCACTCATGTATACAGGTCTGAACAAGCTCACGTACGGTTTCGCAGTTATTCCAATATACATAGATTTCATTGTCCCAGCAATCGTACTCACCGCAAGTATCATCACCATCTACCGCCTTACGTATGTAACACTTCAACTGCCACTTCTTACGTCTATTCAGGCCGAGATTACGTTCGCACCATTTGAGTGCAGCCTTCGCTATTCGCACAGCAGGTGCACGCCCTAGCTTAGCTACGGGTGTGTTTAAGTATATTTTGTCTTGATTAGTTCGCATAAAAAAGTGCCGGCGTTTCCATAACACCGGCACTACGTTATCGTGAGCTCTTATCTATGTAAAGTAAATCGGGAATAACCATTAATATATGAGTCGAATGGAATGCCCACGATAAATGATATACTGGGTTCCTGTCACTTCAGGCACTTGTCTATCTCTAGTTGTTTTTGCTCCTTACGGGAGCCGTAAACTAAACCCATTGAGCGGGGCCATAGAATTGAACTACATCCTCCCCCCTGGAAGAGGGGTGTGCTACCGTTACACTAACTCCGCTTGTTGCCGGTCCAACTGGGGACCGGACTTTGGTAATTACTTACCTGCTTTTGCTGTATCAGCTGCTACCTTAGGAGTATCTACTTTCACTGCCGTACTATCTGACACCTTTGTAGTGTCAGTAACTACTACGCATGTGTCGCAAGTTGATGGGGTTGTTGATTCTCCGCCACCGCAAGATGTCAATACTGCTGTAAAGATGCTAAGCGCTACAAATGTTACTTTTTTCATGTTGTTTTTTGTTTTTAAAATTTAATAATTGTTTACCTTTGATATATATGGTACTTTGTTGTTTATACTCTAATATACGAAACTTTTTTCACTTTGCCAAATCTATTTTTGTAGCCTATCAATTGTTGATTGATTAAGATATGCTACGCCGATCCATATGGCTGTGGTCATTTGCCACATGGCAAGTAGATTCTGGTGTGTTACCATACTCATTACCATTGATGTCAACGATGTCAGAAATGCTACTATCATTGTAATATGTAATACCTTTTTAAACATATGTCTATTTGTTTGTTGTTATATACAATATACAGAACTTTTTTGACTTTGCCAAATTTATTTTACTGAGCTTCACCGATGCCATGCTTAGCTGCCCACGATGCTATCGTGTCATCAATATCACATTGAGCCTCACTAATGATTTGGTCCTTGTCTACATCAATATCCTCAACAGTTGCCCTACCACCTGATATACTCATTTCAATAGAGTCACCATCTACAATATCGGAGTCACTCATATTGGTAATGTTTCTATCAATACGTTCACCAATCATATCAGCCAGGTCCTCCAGTTGTTCATCGGTTACGAAACCGTTACCTGTACTACCTTCATCTTCGTTCACTCCATCCAATAGGTCTTGCAGTATCATTGCTACCTGATTGAATGTATATAGTTGTGCTCCGTATGTATTGTGAGCTGCATTGTTTACGCACTCTAATGCCGTTTCAATTGATTGTTTTACTTTACTCATATTATTCGTTTGTTGTTTGGTTACTAATGTTTGTTACTTCAACTCTTACGGCGGTTGCTTGCTCTTTCAGTTGGTCCACCCAGCCTTTCACTTTTGCTGCTTTGTGTGGTGCATCGGCGTGTACGTTATACCACATCTCATGCTCCAATTCAGCAATAAGTTCATTCAGTTGTTCCAGTTGTTGTTCTTTACTCATACTCATATATGTTTATTTTAATGGTTACAAAATTTAAAAGGTCCCTATGTAGACACATTGGACCGTGGTATTATCTATCAACCAATGCTTACGCATCAATATCTTCAATAGATGTCTTGTCACATCTTTCTGGTAGTTCACTATCTAATTCCGGCAGGTCCTGAGCTGCTTTCAATTCGGTGGTCTCTTTCACTACGTGTCCCATGCCAAATGAATATCCCTTACCTGATAAGGCCTTCTCAACTACATTGCCCAATTGACACTGCTCAACAAATCTTTGTGCGTGTTCTTCTGAAACGAATACACGCGGTTTGTCCAATCCCTTACCGGTCACTTCGTACAAGTCGTAGTGTGCCTTAGTACCATCCAACGTCAATTGCTTTTGGACCGGCACTATCTTATAACCACGCGGTGCTTTCACTTTTGTTGCTTTAACTTCTTTCACCTTTGTTACTTTAACCGCCTTAGGTTTAGCCTTAGCTTTGGTTGCTTTCTTTGTTGTAGTCTTTGCCTTCTTTGTGGTCTTCACTCCATTGATTGCTTTATCAAATGCTGGTGAGAATTTCACTTCAACTTCTTTAATCATTTTAGCTCTTGCCATAGTAGTATATTTTAGTTTTAAATTTGAATGTAATTGTTTTAAAAAGAGGCCGGTGTAGAAACAGCCAGCCGTATTATTTATTAACCAAGAATTTTGTTATTGTTTGTAGTCCGCCTCAATTACTTCTTGCTCCATTACGGTAGCATGGTCGTATGGCCATTCACCTTTGGTAATTTCATTAGCGTAAGCTTCAGCGGAAGCCCTTAATGTAAATACTTTAAGACTCGATGCTGAATAACCTTCATAGTCATACCCAGCGATTACTACATAAACTCTTTTCATATCGTTTGTTTTTATTGGTTTATAATTTATTAGCCCCAGCGTTGAACCGCACCGGCTTCATCGAGTAGTTGCTTATCGTTACCTTCGGTCCATATATCGTCAAACATAGATTCCGGTTCCTTATAAGCTTCTGGTGAAGGTAGTCCGCTGTACTGGCAGTTGGGACCATTCTCAGCCATATCCAATAGGTTACAACGATACTCAAGTTCGTCAGTTAGTTTGGTATATAGTTTGTCAGCTACTTTCTTATTTACCATAGTGCCGGTCTTTGTAGCAGTTCCAACACAGTAGATTAATTCGTTCAATTCTAATAAGGATAATTCCATATAGTATAAGTTTGTTTAAGAATGAAAAATAAGGTATAACATCCAAGCAAATGTAATGGCCGCTGTTATTACCATGCTACATATTAAGGTAGCGATTCCTAATGTAATGATTTTGTTTTTTGTTTTCACTTTGATTGATTTTAATGATTAAGCGATTTCTTCGTAGATACCAAGTACTTCAGCGATACCGAGTCCAATGCCGGCGATTACATAGTTACCTGCTATAAGAGCTCCACATGCAAGAATGCGGATGCATGATTTGATAAAACTGATTTGGAAGTGCTTTTTAGCGGTGCTCCCTTTCTCTTGAAATTTCATAATGTAATATTTTAATGGTTAATAGTTAATTGATTAGTCTACGTGCGCTTCGTGTATTGGAATGAACTTCAAACTGGTAGTTACATCACATTCCAACCTTCTGAATGCATCATCCCCAAAGGCTTGTGTAAAGATTTTTTCTATAACGTCCTTTCTTATCATGCCATCCACCGTAAAGGTATGGTACTTAAAGGAATCACTTAGGACTTCGGCCAATTCCCTATGGCCGTAGATTGTAAGCCAGTTACATACTTCATTCAAATTCATTCTAACGTCGGCGTAGCCATTGTTGTTGTTATTCATATCTTATAATTTTAGTTTAGTTATTGATTAGTGAGTTGAGTTCAATTCGTACTGAAATTCTTTAAGTAGTTTCACTTCTAATTGGTGAGCTGCTTTCTTACCACGTACTACATCCAACACAAACACATCATATACATCGGTGCCGTACTCACGCATGTCGGTATATAGTTTCCAACCTTTGTTTTCCCTACGTGCTCTACTACAATGTTTTTGGAAACGTAATACAGCCGAATAGTTGAAACGTCTACCAATGGCCGCTGTAATACCTAAGTAACTAGCACCTGTAATGGTATTAACTAATTCGTATATCACGTGGTTTCTATCAGTGCGTTTCTTTCTATTTGTTGTTGTAGCCATTGTATTGTATTGTGTTTATATTGTGATTAATAGTGGTGTCGGATTAGATTATCTACCTTTGTAAAAATCGTACATTTGCTCCGATGTCATTTGTTTACGTTTAGTGAAGTCCTTTAACCAAGCCGTAGCATCTTTTTTAAATGTGAAGTACTTTAATAACCCACGTGGACCGGATACTTTATAAACTATGTATGTATCAGGTTCAAAGCCATTGTCGGCTAACCTTAATACTCTTTTTACTTTACTGATTTTGAAACTCTTACTCATAATATAATTTTTTTTAGTTGGTTGATTGATAATAGTTAAAACGAAAATTGGTATGTGATTAACACAATACCAACTCAATAGCCTTTGCTGATAAACCGATAGCTTTCAAATCCCTTTTGGCTTCAGCGATAAAACGCTTTTCAATACGACCCATCTTCATTGGAAACGAAGCGATAATCTCATTGATACGGGCAGATTCTTTTTTAAGTACTGCGAAGAAAGCCATAGCCTTTTTCATATCGCCATTGTGTCTACAAGCTACCTTATGCTTACGTCCCATAAAGTCTGTAAATTCAACAACAGTGTTTGGTTTAACACTATTACTCATTTTAGAAGCGGCAAACGTAAGATACACTGGTCTCTCGTTGTTATTGTGGTTTTTGTAGTTACCGTTAAACTCTTTAGTCATTTTCGTATTCATATATAATTTTTTTTTAATGTGAGGGGTTATCTCTCAACCCGATACTCTAAGATACCGCTTTATAGGTTACTGGCCAAATCCTACTAAAAGATTTTTTATTGACAATCAACACGTTATGACATCAGGGATCCTTTTAATATGTAACCCGCTGATACTCAATAAACTTTTTTTGCAGACTGGTTTACTCTGGTTAACATAATATTTCTTATAGGAAAATCTAACACGCTGATATACAATGAGTTATGCACCCTATTTAACATAATTAATCTTATATAACTCGTCATGCGCATAAGGAATTGACCCTCAAATGGTTACAGATTAGATAATTTCTAAAGAAGTGGTTGTTGACACGGAGTCCAATTAGAAAATTTCTAACTCAACGTCGTGTCTGATTAAATAATATCTAATGAAACGCAGACCAGGTCTATACTACATGAGATTGGCCATTTGCGGAAAGCAGGACCAGTAAAGGATTCCGGCGCAAAGTGAAATAAATTCAGCTGCGCACTAACGGCAACGAATAGGTGTGCACACTGCTACATTTCGTATAGGGATGGGGGTTATATAACGGCAACGCATAGGGGCTATATGCAAAATTTTGTTGCGCAGCGTGTTTGGGTGGGACTTTGCGACTCTTTTTAACAGGCTCATATTGCGTTTATCGTTTATTCTATGGTGTTAGTCCGTCATTACGTTTTGACACGGATTCGTTTTTTGACACCCACTTCCCACTTACCGACACTTTTACCCACATTTTCACATTAGTTTACCGATTGTTATATGGTATTTGTTATTGTAAGGTATTAGTGTATTAAAACCCATGCCCACTTGCAAATGTTACTAATTGTGCTATTCCTATAACAGCAAAGAATAGTGCTGCCAGGGATAGTACGACCAGTTCAATAGTGTGGTTAGTGTGGTTAGTGTTTTCTTGTAGTTCTTTCTTATTGTTATGGTGACTCATTACTGTTACTTTATTTATTATTACCTTATTGTTATTCTTATTCTTTATTACTTTGTTTTATTGTATTACAATTACTATACCAATTCCTTGTATTCTTTGCTGAATTTTTTTTTTTAATGTTGTCAAAAGTAAAATTAAATAA